TCTATATGCTATCTTAGCTACTTCTATATATTGAGTAAGTACTTGTCTCTTTACTTCATTATGATAAAAGAAAAGTGATTCTGTTACCATTGATGATTGTACTACAGATCTTTCTACTCCACCTACTGTTTCATTAGAACTGATCTGTCCTTGTCTTTGTCTTGATACTCCACATAGTTCTCCAACCATATCCTCAAGTTTATCAAGAATCATCATATATTGTTGTACAACTTGAGATAGTGACATATCAATTGCAGTATATTGATTGAATTGACTTACTGCTGTTTTACCAACATGTTTTCCATCCTCACCTTCTTCAAATGAGTTAATGAATGCTATACCAAGATTATCAAAGTAATACATCCATTGATCTACATTCATACCTTGTGATCTAGGAATAGCTGCAAAGTCAAATACCATCTTCTTACCTTTAGCTTTTGCAAGATCAGTCATTAATCTCCACCATACAGTTATATATGTATACTGATGTGGTTTACAAAGATCTACAAGAGATGTAGCTTGTGAGTTAAGATTATTATATATTCTACCTATGTAAGGTAATTTACAAAGAGAAGGATTATCTAGTGATTTAGCTTGATTAGGAAGTGGAGCAATATCTACATATATATCATCAGCTATTCTTGTACCCTTCCATATTTCATTTACCCACTCCCACTTAACAGAATAACCTGCTTCTTTCATAACAGGAGTAAGTTTAAAGCTATCATCTACTATTGTAGTTTGTTCCTTACCATTCTCCATATAGATTACAAAACCTATTTTTCTCATAGACTTCCACACACATGTTACTACAGGTATATGTGAAGTTTGTGATTGTCTATTAGCATTATAATTTTTAAAGTCTTGTGGATTATAAGCATATCCAGGATACATCATTTGTCTATTAGCTACAAATGCACCTACTCCTAAATTTCCCTTATCTAGTCTTGTTACATCATCATCAGTTAAGAAACCTGCATATTCATCAAGTATTTGTCCTGTTGATAAATATCTTATCTCTCTTGCCCATTGAGCATCTTCTATATTTTCTAAATCAGGATTCTTATCATAATCAAAGTTAATTGGATTAACCACTCTAAGTACTGGTTCATTAGATACAATACCCACATAGTATATTTCTTCAGCAGAAGTTAAAGCATGTTCCCATCCTCTATTAAACTTTGCTTGAAATCTATCTTTCTTTTCACCATAGTCTAATATCTGATTAGATAATCTTTCTCTTATATCACTATAAGATGCATTAAACCACTTAGCTACTTGTTCAGGAGGTGTAGGTTTAACTGGATTACCATCTTGATCTACAGGAGGTTCAGCTAAACCATCTTTAGATAGTTCATATTGAACACTTTGTTCTAAAGCATCAAGTATTGCTTTCTTTTTCTTTTCTTCAAATATACTTACTGCTTCTCCACCAGTAGCTACTACAATTCTATTAAAAGGTCTTTTAATTTCTTCACCTTTTAATAGTTCAACTTTAGCTCTAATTATATTGAAGTTTTGTAGTTGTGCGGGAGTACCACCTAATTTACCTGGAAGATTATATGGATTAAGTGTTGATTCAAAATCATCTTCATTGAAGATACCATTAACTAGATCATAGTTTACTTGCTTACGATATTGTGAATCTCTGCCATTTTGCATGACTTGAGTTCCCATCATTATAATAGCATCTACTGAATCTTTCCCCCACTGTTCATCCTTTTCTGAGAATGAAAGTTTTTGTGGTGGTATTACTGGTTGTAAGTATAATGTATTTATTGCCATTTGCTATGTTCTTGGGCCTCCAAATAATCCTCTGGTAAAGAAATCATCTCTTTTAGGTGGTTCTTTCTTTCTTGATATTATTTGTGTAAACTGTAACTTGTTACATATACATAACATAAACGCAATAACTCTATCAAAATTTCCATCTTCATTATATGCTGCCAATTCTTCCAATAAAGGTACTGAATAGATAAAATGTAGATTAAGTCTATCTCCTTCAACTGGTGTCATTAACCAATCCCTAGTATATATCTCTAATTCACTTTTAATACCTTTAGTCATATGAATACCATATGTTCTATTGATATTACTATTCTCTGTTGCTTTAAGTATTGTAGGTGTGTGTGCTAGATAGTGAAGAGAACCTTTATGTTCAAAGTGCATCTTAAGAGTGTTCTTTTCATTTTCATATAGGTCTAAACCATTATAGTACATAAGACCCAATCTTACTTGTTCGTGATGTTCATCTGCTCTATTAGGTCTTGCAGTATATTCAGCTACTATCTGATCTCTAACATTCATGTTAGGTGTAGCTCTTTTCATTATAAAAGTAGATCCAAGTGAAACAGAGTTAGGAGCTTTATCTTGATCATAAGGGTCAGTACCAGCAAGATAGTATCCATAAGGTGCATCTTTCTCAGGTTGCTCCCAGATTACCCAACATCCTGTTGTATCTTCTGTAGCCTTCATACCAAAGGTACAAGGTCTTAACTTTTCATCTATATCAAAACATGCTTTACCATCTGTACCTACAGACATTAATCCATAACTACCTTTAATATTTCCATCAACAGATGATTTAATAAAACCTATTTGTTTAAGTATAGCTGCACCATCAAATATATTACCTGTTGATATAGAAAAGGCTTCTTTAGGATTAAAGGGCATTTCAGTTATATATTTAGTTAATGCTCCTCTATCTTTAGCTTCTCTTGCTATCTTTTCTCTTTTAGCTATTTCAGATGCAATAGCTTCTTGTTTAAGTGAGTTACCTTGTTTATCCATAAACATTACTAAGTTCTGATAAGTAGGAAAAAAATATCCACTAGTTGTATTGCTTACATTCTCATCCCAGATATTATCAAAAGCTAATAGATCATAAGGTTCAGGATTATTAAACATATGATTAAAATCTACAGTAGATCCTAACATATCACCACCTGTACCAAACATAATAATTTGACCTGTAGTAAGATCTCCATCTCTAACTGATGGTTGAATTGCAGCAAAAGCAGATTTCATATTACTCCAATCACCTACTTCTTCCATTAAAACTAAGTTACCATCCTTACCTCTTATCGCATCAGGATTATCTTTAAATGTAAGTGCAAGTATCTCAGACTTAAATCCCTTCTCTACTTCAATTCCATCTATGTTTCTTTTAAATCCAGATTTAATATGATCTGTCTTATCTATTAATCTTCTTTTACCAAAGTCAGTATGTTCATTTATAAAGTTGCTATAACCTGTAGCCATAGTCATAGTACCTTTCGGATAAAGGTATTTCTTTTCAAATGCACAGATAATAGAAAGTGAATCTCTTTCTGTAGTATATTGACGAGTAGCTATTGCTCCATTCTTATAAGAGAATCCTTTACGTCTTGCTTTACCTATAATAAGATGTTTACCTCCACCAATATCTTTGATCACTACATCTAAATTAAGTTTCTTTAATTCTTCTAAGGTTGTACCAAAGGCAGCTATCTCTTTAATCCAAAAGTAATTATAATCACCATCCCAGAAATCAGGAAAAGATACTTCCTTTCTTGCTACCTTTTTCTTTTGAATAATCTTCTGATCTATTGCATCATCTATAAGTGTTCTTTTAATAGGACAGAAATTAAGATAAAAATAATGGTCTGCTGTTATTGAAGCTCCACCTACTGTATATCCTTCATTGATTCTTCGCCACTCTTCATCCCAGAATTGTTTATAACCTATAGTACCTTTAGGATCTCCACAATATTTTCCTTCTTTTAAAAATGTTTTTGCTGTTTCTGTAAAGCATGTGCTATTAATCCAGATACCATTTTCATTACGAATATCCATTACTCTTCTCTGGCATTTATATCACCACCTCCTCTAATTCTATTATTATTAATATTAAGATCTTTATTAACCTTTTCTCTTAAGGTTTCAAGATTCTGTAATATCTTAGCAGTCTTTTCTAATGCACCAGTTATTTCAGAAAGTTTATAAACTGCTTTACCATGATCATCTCTTTCAGCAAAATCAATTCCATTAAAGTAATCCATTACTTTATTACATGCATTAATAGATGCATCTAGGAATCTCATTGAATGAGTTATATGAAAGGATTTGTATTTTTCAATTGCATTTTTAATTGCATCATCAACTATCCAATTTGGTATTTTGATGAAATCTCTTCTTATTGACTCTTCTTGTTTGTCTTGGGGATATTGTCTATATATAGACCTAGCATTGCAGAGATGATAAATATATAAAAATTCTTGTATTGCTTTTTCTTTGAATCTTGTGGTATCTCTTTCCCAGAGAACTAAAAATTCTGGTATATGGAGGTTTTCAGGAATAACAACTAACTTGTTATTCACTATTGTAAATACATCATTCATTATATCTGTTAATGGTACATTAGATATAACGTAAATAAAAAAGCAGCTATTTCTAGCTGCTTAGGTTATTTTCAAAAAGTAATGTATTTTCTTAACTAAAGTTATTCTTTCTTACTTTCTTAATACTATCTTGCATTCTATCATACTCTTTAGTTTGATTCTCTATATCATTAAGTTCATCTATAAGTAATTCATAATATTGCTTTGTTGATGGACTATCTGATTTTTCTTTCATCTGTTCATATAATCTTTTTCTACGATCTACAGCTATTCTTACTTCATGTATTGTGGGTCTTGTTTCCCCAGAATGGATTAATTCAATTAAGGATCTCATGTTTGAAAATTGGGTTTATGATTCAGTTATAAGAAATCAACCATAAAACTAGAAAAAAGTTTTCAAAATATTTAGAAATTTTCAGAAAAAATAAAAATAAAACTGATCTCCCAGGTGTTTGAAGATTGTTCTCTCAGGGAATTGACCCAAGTAAAC